ATCATTAAATCTCCAATGTTGGAAATTCGCCTAATGGTCTTTCCATAACAGGATTTTCTTCTGTGCCTGTATTAACATATTCGTAAAGAGTTGCTAAAGCATCTACATCACTTGCATTGTCAATGGCAGTTTCCATTTCATTTGATTTTGTTCTTACATCTGCTCTAAAAGTTGATACTGCACTTGGTACTGAATATTCTGCTACATCAGTTGCTTTAATCACATACCAATCTGTCGGTGCTAATAATCCACTTGCTTGATTTTTAATAATTTCTTTTTTTTGAGATTTTAAACCTTTAGTAACAATTTGATCTCCATTGTCATCTAATAAAGGTTCTCCAGCTTCATCAACTTCATTTCTATCTTCTAAAAGTTTCGGTGTTGCACTTCCATAACTTGCTGTTACTACTCCATCTGCAAAGTCAAATGATTGATTGGTATTAGTGTAGTATGCTTCATCTTTCTTATTTGAATTATCAAAGACTACTTCATAAATTCCAATCGCTTCTCTTTCTTCGTTAGTCCATCTAAAAGAAAATATATTTCTTGAATGACGAGTATCTCCAATAACCATAGCTTTTGGATTATTGATTATTTTTACTATTGCGTTATCTTCTACTAATGCCCACATAATTTTAACTTTCTGGTATGTTTAAAGTTCTACCTACTTCTTGCCAAATTGCACCATTGTAACGGAAAACAAAAATGTCAGTTTTCGCATCTGTGTCTGTTGTAGTCGGTGCAGTATCAGCCGCAAAATTAAATACTGCGTTCCACGAAAATGTATGACTTCCATTAAAATTAATTTCTATACAAATAAATGCACCTTCTACTGCATTACTTGGTGCAGATAAAGTCGTATTTTCAGTGGTGATGTGATATGCGTTGCTCTGACTTTGAGAATCCCAAGCCACAGCATTTGATGATGATGTAATTGCTTGTTGTGGAACATAAGCTAAATCATTAAATTTAATTGCTCCTGTTCCATTTGTTGTAAAATCTATCGCACCATTCGCTCCATCTGTAATTTGAATTGCACTAGAGTTTGATCCTTTATTTGTATCTAAAACTAAATCGTATGCTCCACTTGTTGTTAAATAAGCAGAAGCACCAGCAGAACCTATAACTGTTTTTCCTGAACCTTTTGGTTTAATATGTAAGTCCACATTGGTTTCCCCACTTGCTCCTAGAATTGGGCCATTACCTGTTGATCCATTTGTAATTTCTAATTCATTAACTGCTGAACCTGTTGTTTGAAATATTATTTGTTCGTTGCCATTTTCATCTCCTATAAAATGTGCATCGTCAATTAAAATATTGTGTGAGTTGGTATCTAAATTTCCGCCTAATTGTGGTGTAGAATCTCCACTTAATTCTGTTGTTACTGATGAGTCTATAAAATCTACTGTGTTTGCTGATGTATTAACATTGCATAAAGTAATACTATCTGAACCATCATAATATTTTAAAGTATGTGTTCCAGCCGAGCTTGAATCCACCCATATACTTCCAGCCGCTAAACTTCCTGGTGCAGAAGTGCCTAAATTTGATGTGTTAATTGCACCAAGAATATTATTTAATTCGCTTCTAAAAGCTGAAAATCCCTGATTCGCTAATGATACATCTGATACTTGACTCATAAATTTTACCTATTTGTTAAATCTTTACAATATTTAATTATACCTTTCAAGTTTCGCATTAACTCTTTAAACCATAACCTTTAGCTACATAATCAAAGGTTCTATTTTGTGCCGCTCCACCGCTATTGTAAAAAGTAATAGTAAATCCTGTCTTTGTTTTGCTAGTAATAACGTAATAATCTCCAGTCGCCATATTTTGTGCCGCAATACCAACTGCTGGAGAAGCATAAAAAGCATTGGTGTATGTTATCGCTTTGGCTCCTGCCAGACTTGCTATATCTTCATCACTTTCTAATCTTTTTTCTAATACTAATTTAACCTGCATTTTAGAAACTTCTGGTCTAACTTTATTATCATCAGTTGTTAATTTTAATCTAAATTTAAAATATCTTCCTTTAAGAGTAGATTGTTGAGATATATCTTGATAAGTAGAAATTGCACCTAAAGAACTTTCGCTTGATCCTATTTGAAGAAAAGCATTACATTTTGTTCCAGCATTTCCATCAAAGGGACCAGTAGCATCGTCAAATAAACTTGCACCTCTACCAGAGTCAAATAAATCGTATAAATCATTCGCTATCATATCAATAGTTGCTTGAAAAGTGGTATCATAAACTGCGTCCAATGATATTTCACTTGAACCAATATAATATCCTGATGATTCTATATTTTTATTATAATAAGTAGGATTAGAAGTTTGATCTGTTCCACCTAAATCAAAATCTCCAGCCGCACTATCAAAATTTCCAACAGTAGAATCAAATAAAGTTATTGTATCTAGTGTAGCAACATCTTCATCATTAGAATCCATACCCTTAACACAATTTCCATCAAAAGTTCCATTCCAAGTTTGACCTGTTACAGCACTAGCAGTTTCTTCATTGTAAGTTGCAATATCTTTAAAATGTTCTAGTCCTGAAATATTTGAATAAACAATTTTTTCATTATCTGATTCGTTTCCTAATTTATCAACTGCTTTAATTAGAAATGCACCAGTACGAGCATTGATAGTAACATTATTAGATTTTCTTCTTACGACTTGCGTTAAATTTGTTGAACTTGCCCAACTCGCATTACTTGTAACATCTTGATAACGGATTGAATAATAAGATACATCTAAATCTGAAACTGGTTCCCAAGATAATTGCATTTGATTTGAACCAATCATTGAAACTGATAATTCATTAACATCAGCAGGTGTATCAGTAGCACCAACTATGGTTCTTGTAGCTGTCGCATAAGAAGAAGATACTCCTAAAGAATTGATACATTTTACTCGTACTGAATATTCAATTCCATCTACTACGTTTAATTGATGATAATTTAAAACAGCACTTACACCTTTAGCCAAAACTTTATAATCACTTTCAGAAGTTTTTTTAGTTTCAACTTGATAGTATTGTCTAAATTTATCTGTACTTGCACCAACTAAAATATTTAATCGAGTTAATACTACTCCATCAGAATATTCTATTAATTCATCAGTAAGTGTAACTGATGCTGGAGCAGTAACAGAAAATGGATTTGGTAAAGTAGTATCTGGTATTGTGGCCGCTTGTGTCTTTGTTGCCCAAGTGTAAAAGGCCGCTTGATATTCTGTAAGCTGTAATTCGGTAGTCAAATCAGCATTAACTTGCATACCTTGAACTCTAAATGTCTTTGCAGAAAATGATGGAGTTGCGTGAGTAATATTAACTAATTCTCCAACCATTAAATCTAAACCTGTTGCATCGCATCTTAAAGCAACATTCAAATTATTTCGACTTCTTCTACAAATTACTTCTGCTAATTCCAACGCTTGGTAATATGAAGTAATAGTAGGAAAATCAAAACGTCCTTCTTGAAGAAAACCACCATCTGCTGTTTTCATTGTTGCGTGTTGATCTGCTGACGTATATCCACTATCATCCACTTCTGGCCATTGCACTTCATCAGCTTGATAGTTTTTATCTGGATTAACAAATGTAACGATAACTCGATTATATCTTGAATTTCTATCTTGACTTGATACTTGAATACCACCAATGATATTATCTTCTGTTAAACTGATTGATGCACTTCCTGTTGATTCGGCTAAAACTTTATATTCTCCATTTGAATAATTTAGATAACCTCTAAATCCTGCAACCATTTCTTTTAAATTATCTATACATTTTTTTTTGGTATCTAAAACATAATTCATATCGAGTAAATCAATAGCACTAGCAGAAGTATAAGGAGTTACATCAACATCGCATACATCGGCGGCTGTTTGCCAGTCAGCGTAATCACCATCAAAAAAACTATTAGCAATACCCATTCCAAATCTTGTATTACGCATATAGTCTAAAGTACATAAAACAGGATTATCAGACCAAGCCCACGTTGAAGCTGTATCTTCTCTATGAGAACCTGAACCACCTGTTTGAGTTCCATCTAAATTAGGATCATAAACTTTACGACCTTTTATGAGTGCTTTAACATTTGGTATTCCGCCAAAACAATCTTGATTCCATTTAAACTTTAAAGCCAGATAACTAACTCCTCTTAAACGATGGTTCGAAGTCCAAGACGATAAAGCACCAACTGTTGTGTTATAACTTTGGTCATCATCGCCATCATACCAAGTAACTGAAATTGTTGATTCAGCACTTGAACCATCTACTGTCGGATCAGCTTTATAAAAATTAGAATCAGAACTATTAACTGTTCTTTCTGTTCCATCTGTTAAAGC